TTATTCTTCAAACAAAGATGCTTGTTTTGATTTTGCCTTCGGCTTTTTAGCCACGACATACTCTGGCACTTTCACGCCGAGATGTTCTTCAAACCATTCAGCCACCATACGGCGGTGACACCATTCGTCTGGTTGGCTGGGGTCTTTCTCCCAACATAACAGCACAGGCTCATGACCTTTTGCCAGTTCGTGCAGGTGGTCATAAACTTTTTGCGGATTGAGCGGTTTAAGAATTTCGCGAAAATAACGCTCACGAAATTTTGCTTCACAGCATTTATATTCTTCGCTGTTGAACCATGTGCCTGGGTTTAATGCTCGGTAAAGTCTGTAGCCTTCGCCAAGGTTGCGGGGGAATCCGCGAGAGATGATAATCCGACCGGAACCAGTATAGTTCCAGAAATTGCTGGTTTGCATATTCGTCCTTTTTTTGGTGGTTGTGGTAGTGGCAAAATTATAGCAGGAACAAATTACAAATCCAGCAATTTCAGCACCTTAACAATCATTCACCACGGACTCTTTTAAGCAAAACATCGTTGTCATCTTGACTGCTGCGATACTCATAAAGTGGTTGGTCTGGATGCTCTTGTGCAATGATGAGCTGGTCATACGACACATACCGCAACTTCTCATTTCCGCCAGAAGTCACCGAGAAAACTTCACCTGCTTCCAAGTGTTCGCATAGCTCTTTTGCAAACACATTCAGATCGGCATCAACCAGTTCATCTTCTTCCTCATCACGGATGCGAGGGTGAGCAAAAGGGTACATCTCATAACTGCCAAAGCCGACACTGCGCTCCGTTTCATTTTCTACCCATACTTCAACATCATCACCGAAGTGATATTTCGCAAACCATTCTTTGAATTTCTCAACGTCTTTGACCTTGAAAAAGTTTGAGCGAAGCGCTCCATACATATCTGCCATAACTCCTCCTATGCCGCTTCGTGGTTAGCAAGGGTATGACCTTGAGCTTTCAAATTCCGCAGCCATTGGCTGAGAAACGCACTTTGCCTGTCTAGCTCTTTGGTACGGACGCGGTCATTCTCATCAATGCACTCGCGATAACCAAGGAAATCTTGCATCGCCATTGGCAAAGCCATCTTCTTTTCGAGGTCAAGCCAGATGCGCATATCTGGGTCTGGCACTGAATCACCGTTCTGCTTGTAGTAATGCGCCAGCGCAATATCCAAACGATTCGGGCGGCGGGCGAGCGCGTCATAGTGTAAATCCATGAAGCCGCCTGCGGTGAGTTTGCCTGCATCGCCGGGTTTCATGTTCTCAATGTTCGGTATGAGCGCAACGATGCGTTCATAGTTGGCTTTGAATTGTCTGATAGTTGTCATGTTCATGGGTAGCTCCTGTTTTGATTAGTGGATTGTTGCGTTGTCATTGCCGGCAAGGATGCCGAGCCAATTCGTAAGTCGATTATTCATCACGTTCAGAATCTGCTCATTCACGCCCTTCTTTGGCTCGCGTGTGTGCGTCGTGCCTCGGCATTTGAACCAGATGGATTCTGGAATTGCTTTGCGCTCATGCAGATCGAGCTTCACGGTCATTTTGTGGTCGGGCAGCAATTCTTCGCCGTGCCGATAATGAAAGCCGATTTCCAGACGCATCACGGATTGCCCGCGCTGCTTTACCTTAATGATGCCAGTCATCGGGCTGGTTGGAATCGTGATGCAATCCTGAGCCGCACTTTCTGCAACCGCAGGGAATACACTTAGTATTCGTTCATAATGTTCTTTGTAAATGCACATAGTTTTTGCCTCTTGTTTTGGTGGTTGTGGTAGTAAAATTATTCTAGCTTTTTTGCCTTTTATGTAAAGGAAAATCGGCATAAATAACTATAAATATCAATAGCTTATACACCATTAATCCGCCTTTCTCTTGGCGTTCTTTAACCGCTCTAAAACTGTTTCATAATTGCGGAGGTGGGCAAAGCTCATCCAGTTGTTGCTTCCGCCCGTGTAATCGCGGCGGTGCTTGCAAGAGCGGTAGAGAATTTCAAGGTCACTACCGCAACTTCCTTGCGCTAACTGCACATACAAATCATCGGTATGCAGAGTGACTTCACCGCTGACCGCGATGCCCGCCTTGTTGTTTCGCAGATCGAAACTGCCCTTGGCATAGCCCAAGTCGCAGGCAATTTGCTTTAGCAGGGCTTTGCCGCGTCGGTGGAATTGCTCCTTTGCTTCTGCATCGTATGCGACTGGGCGAGAGGCAACCTCAAGGAAGCTGCGCGCGAGTTTGTTTGCGCTTAGGCGGTCAACCTGACTATCAATCCATTTTTTGCAGTCTGCCTCTGTATTCGCTTCCCACACACGCTGGCGGATATTGCTCATGTGATAGACGCTGAAATTCTGCGCCTCAAATTGCACGATGCGGTAGCCGCGATATTCCTCCTGAGGGAATTCAAGCACCGTCATATCTTGGTAGTGAGTTATCTGTCCTGGTTTCATAATCTGTTCTCCTGTTAATGTTTCAAATTCAGGCCGCAGTTTTCCACCCGCTGTTTTGGCGGCGGTCACAACGGCTTATTGGTTGGGTGGGTTAGGCTATTTCCAGTCTGGCAAAGACACTTCGATGGTCTTGCCTTCTGGCACTGGCACTTTGCTAATCAGGTAACCGAGGCGATTTACCCATCGGCATCCACTGGCAAGAAATGGCGGCTCGCCATCGTTATTGTCCATCAGCGTCCAAATGCAGCGCGGGTCTTGCCTGACCACAAATTCATATTCTGCCCCGTAAGTTTCAAACAGGCAGCCGCGCTGATCGGCATCATTTTCTGAAATATAAACCCAGCCTGCACTGGGGTTGAGATGATTATGCACGAGCGGAAACTGCTCGTTAAATTCATCCTCGTTTAGCTGTATTAATTCCTCTGTCATCGTTGCTCTCCTTTGGTTTGGTTGGTGGTTGTGGTAGTAAAAACATTCTAACTTTAAGATAGTGACCGTCCACAAAAATCGGCAGAAAATCACTATAATTCAGCATATTATTTGCCCTTAAAATTCAAACATAAACTGGGCAGTTTGTTGCGGTGGCGGCATAGCAATTTGCGGTGCTGGCTCTGGTCGTGGCGGCAGCTCAAATGCAGGCAATAGGTTTCCCGATACACCGTGCTGTTGCATGAGCTTCCATTGCGGCGTTGAGCGTTTATCCCAATGCTCCATGCGCAGCGTATCGCCATGAATGACAACGCCTGGCAATTCCAGCGCAGCTAACTGAAAATACGCCATGTTGAAACAGGTGCGGTTTATGTCTATTGCCTGAAACAGCATCGTGCAGCGCGGATCATGTCCTTCATCACGCAGGGCGTTTGCCGCCTCAATAACCATCACGCCAGCACCGCAAGCGGGTTCTTGCAGTGTCACATAGCCTTTCGCCTTAATCAGCTCTCCTATGCCGCTCATTTGAATTTTCGCCATCATGCGGCTGATATTGCTGGGCGAGAAAAACTCGCCATTGTGTTTATTGCTTATTTCCAGCTGCATATACTGCTCGCCAAGGAAATCTTCCTGCGTACTGCGCAGCGCAATCACTGAGATGCCGTAAAGGGCAACAATCTGGTCAATTTCCTCTCGGTTATATTTCTTAATGGTCGAAAGATAGAGCTCTTCGATACGCTCATAATCTTCGTCTTTCTCCAGCAAGCCCAAATGATAGGGTTGCTGATGGATTGTGCAGGCAGCAATTTCAATAAAATCACGAAATGCGTCATGCCAATTACGGCGATAACATAATCTGTCAAAGGACGTGCGAAAGGCTTTGCCGCTGTCGGCAATGGGTTTACTCATAAAAACTCCGCTGGTTATTGCGCTTCTAAAAAATCAAGTCATAATGCGTCCACGGCCTCCTTATGGGAGGTTGTGGTAGTGCGCTTTGGGGTGGTACTCTGGCGCCGGTGACGGAGGGTGTTAAAACCCTCCGTCATTTAATGATTACGCCATGCCTTTCGGCAGCCACGTTTTCAGCTTGGCTTGTTGCTCCGGCGTAAACTGCGGCTGGTCAGGATTGGCAAATGCGCCATGCAGCACGGCAACCACATCACCTTTTGGTTTCTTGCCTTGTTCCTTTGCCCATGCTTCACCAAAAATGTGTTCACCAATTTCCAGCACATCTTTCTTCGTCACGCGGTCAAAGAAGTTGGTCTGGCTCGGCCGCCAATGCTTCGCTACATCAATATCCAAGCGTTTGAACACCGCTTCGGCAACTGGCGAAGGCTTATCCTCGATGGACAGCTGCGGCATGAGCGAGCGGGAAACACAAGCGGCGAATAGCCGTTGTTTCACTTCCAAGGACAGTTCGCAGAAGGCTTTGAATTTCTCGCCTTCGTCCTTGATGTTCATCCATGCAAGCGGCAAGCTGGCAAAGAGTTTTTCTTCTTCACTGTGCAATGCAGTGCCTGTTTCATCCTCAGACACCATGAGATGCGGGAAGTGATAGTTTTCTGGCTTCACCCGCAGCCAATCCTTGCCGTAGTAGTAGCTATGAGCGGAATTGAGGCTGCGCAGACACATCATGTAAACCGTTGCATCAAACGCCACTTCAAAGTTCTGCGCCATATACGGACGCTCGACTTGCAGGCGGTAGTTTTTCAAGCGTTCAACCAGTGCCTGGCTATAGGGCATCGTATGCTTGGCAGTATTACTGACGCTTGCACCTTCGGTACTGTTGGCAGACTTGGCGGCAGCTTTTTTATCATCGGGATGAATCATTCCCTCCAAGATTTCTACCGTGCCATTATGCTGAACAGTGATGACACAGCCCGACGAAGCACGCTCTTCTTCGGTAAAGCCTGAATATTCTGCCAATTTCGCTTCCAGCTCTTCTTGCTCCTTACGGAGTGCGTCAGCTGCATCGTCGTCATAATCCTCGGCTGCATCCATTTCTTCCATTTTGCCCTCCAGCACTTCTTGCTGTTTCAGCAATTTCTTTGGAATCTCGCCAATCTGGTGTGGATGAAAGCGACCATACTGCTGTTTATCCTCCCAGCCAAATTCGAGGCGGATTTCAACCCATTTCCACTTTTCTTTAAGCGGCGCGGCCACTTTATTGAGCTTTTCTTCCGCCAGCTCGTGAAGCAATGACAGATCTTCGAGATAGAAAGAATCGCGCTCACCAAATAAATCAGTGCGGAATGCACCGCCTGCCAATTTATAGGTGTCGAGGCCGACAAATTTTGCCAGCTTGTCATCACCGCGCACCATCGTTTCAGTGAGTGCGCTGCGGATTGTGTTTGGCTGTCTGATTTGCCAGCTGTCTTTGAATTGCTTTAACACATCTTCTTGCTTGGCGTGGTCATCTGTAATGGTAAACGCCATCAGACTTTCCAGCGACAATTCCTCATTGCGGTATGCCTTCATTAGTTTGGGCGACACACGACCAAGTTTTAAGCGCTGCTCTACGGTGATTTCTGCGACACCGAACCGAGCGGCAATATCGGCAATGGACATTTCATTCGACAGCTTTGCCCATGCTTCAAACTGATCGGCTGGGTGCATCTGTGAGCGCACAACGTTTTCGGCAAGGCTGATTTCCTCAGCTTTATCTTCTTCGACAATTTGGCAGTTCACTGCATGGGTTTTCGGCAGCTTTCCTTGCTTCTGCAATAAGTGCAGCGCAGTCAAGCGGCGACCGCCAGCAACGACTTCAAATTTATTTTTCTCTTTCGTTTTGATGACGATGAGATTTTCCAGCAAGCCGTGCGCGGCAATGCTGGAAGTGAGTTCATCCAAACCCTTCTTCGTGTCAGTTTTCCTGACGTTGAAGTGCTTGGAAACACTAAGGTTACTTAACTGAATTGTTTGCATTTTGTTCTCCTTGGTTTTGGTTGTGGTAGTTGGCAATAGTGCCAATAAAAATCCTATCCTAGTAACCTTGACCGTCCACAAAATTCGACCTGCAAACAAAAATAATTTTCAACGATAACAAAAGGTTGCAAGGTTGCCATGTTCTACGGAGCCGTCCCTACAGAGTGCATCGAGCAGGTGTTCCGCATCATTGATTTCAGTGCATGGCAAAAAGCCTATGTGTGCTGCTCTGGCAGTTTCCGCATTGAGCGTGCGCTGAAAGCAAAATTTCCGCATCTGCAAGTCATCAGCAATGATGTGAGTTTGTATTCCTCTGCGGTCGGCTATCTCGCTTGCAACAAAGAATTCAACATTATGTTTGAAGGCGACCTGTCATTTATTCAGGAGCGGCCAGACGTAAACAGCTTCTTTGAAAAAACAGCGGCATTGCTGGTTGCCTGTGATATGGCGCGATACGGCGGGCGCAAAAATGAATATGCCCGCAAGCATTTCAATTACTACGTTGAAAACTTTGAGCATTTCTTCAACAAGGCAAAAGACCGCCTTGACCGCATCATCCCTGAAATGCCACTGCAAGGCTATTTCGCTGGCGATTGGCGCACCCATGTCAAACACGCCATCGAGGAAGGCGCTGGCATCCTAGCGTTCCCGCCTTTCTTCAAGGGCGATTATGAAAGCCAGTTCAAATTTATCGACAACAACATCCACTGGCCTGCACCAGACTACGACATCTACGAGCCGAAAATGCTCGGCAAAATTATTGATGAAGTTGACGCATCAGGCGTGGACTATTGCATCCTATCTGATCAGCTCTTTGAACATCGCAAGCCAGTGCTGGAATATGTAACTGGGCGTAAAGTGCCGCATTACTGCTACGCTCGCACCGATAAATCCAGCGTGCGCCATATCTACAAAGCACCAGAGCCATTTGCCTATGACCCCATAACCCCAGCCAAGCTGACTGCCAAAAGTGAGGTTCAGGTTGTTCTTGCTGAAAGCCGCCACATGGATTTCATCAAAGACATCTACCTGCAAAAAACCATCATCCACACAAGCGGCGTGGCTAACTTTCTAATCTTCATCGATAAAATGTTGGTCGGCGGCATCATTTATTCCCTGCCGAAATTTCCAACTTTCGGACACAACACGATTTACCTGCTGTCGGATGTGACAATCAGCCGCGATGCAAAACTTTCCAAACTCATTGCCAAGCTCGCCACGTCCAAAACTCTGCTTTCGCTAGTCAGCAAAAAGCTCATCAGCCGAGTTGATTATGTGGTGACCACCGCACGGACGCATAACCCCGTTTCTATGAAATATCGGGGCATTTACGAAATGCTGAACCGACGTGAAGCTGACGACCCTGCGGAAGGGAACATCATTAACTACGGCTCTGCCATGCGCGACGAAACTCCGCAAGAAATGTACTCCGCGTGGTACTGGCCTAACTATGGGAAAAAATATGTCGAGCAAAAACAAAAAAGCAAGTGAACAGCCTGAGGCTACTGAGGTTGCGGTTATCTCTATTCCAACGGAAATCCGCAAATACCGATTCATCGAGCCTGAGCAAATTGCTTTCCCTGTGCCAGAAGCGGATGCAAGCCCAGACGATAGTGCCGTGCAGATCACCATCTGCTTTTCGGAAGTGCCGGTATCGCTGCTTTCTACCTTGAGCGCCGAAGACAATGCGCGGTTTATGACCGCCGACCAGATGCGCAGGCTTTCTGGCAACATCAAGAAAGACGGCGGCGCAACAAGTGCCGTGCTTGTCTATCCTGACCATGAAACCAAAAAGCTCGTCGTGCTTTCTGGCAATCACCGCGTCGAAGCCGCAGTGCTAGCGGGCGAAGTCACCATGCCTGTCATGGTCGTGCAGTGCTATCTGACACCAGAGCGCAGACTTGCATTGCAGCTTTCGCATAATGCCATCACTGGGCAGGATGACCCAAACATCCTCGGCAAGCTCTATGAAACGCTGACGATGGAATACAAAGCCTATTCTGGCTTAACAGATGATTCATTCAATCTGCTGGAAAAGCTGAATATCGACAGCCTTGCGATCGGCACACCGCAGTATGAAGAAATCGTGCTGCAATTTCTGCCGCAGGAAAAAGAAGCGTTCATGGCGTATCTGGAACGCTTGGGCAAACCCAACGAAAAGAAAACCTATCTGCTGGCGGCGTATGATGATTATGCGCGGCTTTTTGAAACCATCGTTGCCGTTAAAGAATTCAAAAACGTTTTCAATAATGCCGTTGCTATCCGCGAGCTGGCTGACTTGGCAATGGAACGTCTTGAGCAACTGAAGGCACAAGCTCCGGCAGAGGCAACCGAGGAAACTGCCGACAATGCCAAAGAAACGGAAATTCACACAGGCTGAGATTGAGCAAGCACTTCGCGATTCTGCGGGCTTGCAATATCTTGCTGCTAATAAGCTGCGTTGTTCACCCAGCACGGTTACCAATTACGTCAAGGCAAACAAGCGCCTGCAACGGGTAGTCGAGGAATGCGAAGCGTCACGCATCGACTTGGCAGAGGGCAAACTTGCAGAGAAAATTGGTGAAGGCGATCTGACCGCCATCATTTTCTTTCTTAAAACCAAGGGCAAAAATCGAGGATACACCGAGCGTCAGGAGTTCTCAGGTGCCAATGGCGAATCGCTCAAGTTCGTAATCGAAGCCCCAGCCGCAATCGAGAATGATGACGCATGGGAAGCAAAATTCAAACCAAAGAGCGTGTAAAAAACTACATAACAATCTGGCGTCCTCAGCCTGGGCCGCAAGAAGCCTTGGTTTCTTGTGAGATTTATGAAGTCTTTTATGGCGGCGCGCGCGGTGGCGGCAAAACCGACGGAATGCTCGGTGACTTTGCTATCCATGCAAGCCGTTACGGACAATATGCGCGTGGGGTTTTCTTCCGTCGCACCTACAAACAACTCGAAGAAGTCCAGTTCCGCGCGCAGCAAATTTTCCCTAAAGTTGGCGCATTATGGCTTAAAGGTGACCAGCTCTGGTTATTCCCAAACGGCGCAACCTTAAAACTGCGCCATCTCTGGGATGAGAAAGACGCTGAAAACTATCAAGGTCACAGCTACACTTGGATTTGCATTGAAGAAGTAACCAACTGGCCGACACCAGCGGCCATTGACCGCATCCGCGCTACGTTGCGTTCTGCGCATGGCGTAAAAGTTAAATTGCGACTGACAGGCAACCCCGGCGGTGCAGGACATAACTGGGTAAAACAACGCTACATCACTCCGGCGCCATCAGGTTACACGCGGATTATAGACCCCGTTAGTGGCGAAACACGTGTATTCATTCCTGCAAAGCTCGAAGACAATCCTGCTTTGATGGAAAAAGACCCTGGGTATGAACGCCGCCTTTTACAGGCGGGATCTACCGCATTGATTAAAGCATGGCGTTTTGGAATCTGGGACATCGTTGCAGGCGGCTTCTTTGATGATGTTTGGAGCCCAGCAAAGCAAATCCTTACACCGTTCAAAATTCCTGCAAGCTGGCGGATGCGCCGTTCCTTCGACTGGGGTTCGGCAAAACCATCTTCGCTTGGTTTATGGGCAGAAAGCGACGGAAGCCTTGTTGAGAATCTCAACATACATTTCCCTCGCGGTTCGCTTATTCGAGTGGGTGAGTGGTACACCGTTGCAAAAGACACGCAAGGTTATGTCAAGCCTGACACTGGCTTAAACCTGAATAACAAACAGGTTGGCGCTGGCATCGTCAGCCGCAGTCAGGGCTATAACTGGCGCGGCTGCGTAGCTGATCCATCCATCTTCATTAAAGCTGGTGGACCGAGCATCTATGACCAGCTGCGTGAAGGCGCACGTGATGCCGGCGGGATGATTACATTTTCTAAAGCTGACAACAATCGTATTGCTGGCTGGCAGAAGATGCGCGGCATGATGGAAGCCAGCTTTAAGGATGTTCCAGAAAGTGCGGGCTTATGGGTTTTTGAAAACTGTGTTGACTGGATACGCACAGTGCCAGTTTTGCAGCGTGACAGCAAAAACCCTGACGACGTGGACACCGACTCGGAAGACCACGCAGCAGACGAAACTCGCTACGCCATAATGGGCGGCGGCGAAAAACAAACCAGCAACGAATTCAGGTTATAATTTCATGGCTAAGAAACCAACCATTGATACGCCTTCAAAAGCATATCTGAATATGCTGAGTGACCTTGAGCTGGTCACTACGCTTATGGGCGGCACGGAAGCTATGCGTGAAGCTGGGCAAAAATATCTTCCGCGTGAGCCTAAAGAAAGCGTGGCTGCATATCGCAATCGTTTGTCACGTTCGGTTCTCTACAATGCTTTTGCGGATACGGTGCAAAAACTGGTTGGAAAACCATTTTCTAAACCTGTGAATTTGCTCGAAGACACCCCAGAACAAATCAAAGAGTGGAGCAAAGACATCGACCTTTGCGGCAGTAATGTCACCACTTTTTGCCGTGAAATCTTTGAATATGGGCTGACCGATGGACTCGTTCATCTGCTTGTCGATCATCCACGCAATGACGGTGAAAAGACACTGGCAGATGAGCAGAGCCTAAAGACACGCCCTTATATTGTGCCTGTTCGTGCCGCTGATTTAATCGGTTGGCGGTCAGAATTGTTTAATGGTGTGCGCACGCTTACACAGGTGCGCTTTCGTGAAAACAGCACGGAGGCTGACGGAGAATGGGGCGAAAAATTCGTCCAGCGTATTCGCGTTCTTTATCCTGATCGCTTTGAGCTTTATGAGCTGCAAAAGAAAGAATGGGTCATTGTTGACCAAGGCTTAATCTCGCTTGGGCGCATTCCTCTGGTAACTTTTTACACTGGCAAAACTGGCTATATGGAAGCCAAGCCGCCATTGCTGGATTTAGCGCATCTCAATGTTTTGCACTGGCAGTCCTCATCTGACCAAGAACATATCCTGCATTTCATTCGTTTCCCGTTATTGCATGGCGCAGGATTTTCTCAAGACCAGAAAGACATCGAAATTGGTCCTAACCGCATGATTATGTCGGAAGACCCGCAGGCAAAACTTACCTTCGTTGAACATACGGGCGCAGCCGTTGATAGTGGCAGGCAATCCATCCGTGACCTTGAGGAAAAAATGGATGCAATGGGTGGGCAGTTACTCATGCAACGTTCAGGCGATAGCACAGCAACCGCTGCATCGCTGGATACCGCCAAATCCCATTCCGCACTGCAAGACATGGTGCGCCGCCTTGAAAATGCCATGCAACAGGCATTTATGCTTATGGCTCTCTGGTCGAAATTGCCAGCTGAAGCGGTGGGCGGAGTCAATATCAACGAAGACTTTGGTCTATCTCTGATTTCCGGCAAAGACGAAGACACGCTTCTAAAATCACGGCTGTCTGGTGAACTTTCTCGTGAATCATATCTCACTGAACTTAAACGCCGTAATGTTTTGCGTAATGAGCTGGATATTGAGGAAGAAATTGACCGCATTGAAACCGAAGGCAGAACTGATCCGCCAATCAACAACTCATCGGCCACAGCATAATCATGCAAAACATCAATGAAGCCCTCTTTCATGCCGGTGTGCAGCACCAGATTTACCTGCAGCGTTATTCAACTCAGGTGGTGCGAGAAATTTTGGAAGTATTGATTCAAAGCCAAAATGATATAATTTCAAAATTATCTGGTGCTGATCTAACGGATTTTTCTCAACGTAGATTGCAGTCAATGCTTGTAGAGGTTAGAAAACTAACCACGGAAGCATACGGCGTTCTACAAGAAAAATTGAATGGCAAGCTAACGGAAACGGCTCATTACGAATCAGATTTTAACGCCAAACTTATTGAAAAACTGCTTCCCGTTGAGATTACGCTTATCCGTCCAGCAATAGAAACTCTCTCTGCGTTAGTAACAAGTAAGCCCATGCAAGGGCGTTTCATAGCTGACGAGGTAAAAGACCTGGATGCTGTAAGTGTGAAGCGCATTGAGCAGGCAATCCGTATTGGCGTTATCGAAGGTGAAACCACGCCTGACATCATTCGTCGCATTCGCGGCAGCAAAGCACTGAATTATAAGGATGGCATCCTGCAACGTTCGCGCGATGATGTGGAAAGGCTGGTACGCACATCCATCACGCACATCACCGCCCGCGCACGTGATGAAGTCTATCGTGCCAATGACTCCGTTGTTAAAGCATGGCGTTTTACCGCAACACTTGATCGACGCACTACGGTGATATGTGCTTCACTTGATGGTCAGGTGTTTGACTTGGCCACGGGCCCGATGCCGCCACGCCATCCAAATTGTCGCTCATCTTCAACACCGATTCTAAAATCATGGCAAGAGCTGGGCATTGATGCCAAGGAGCTTACTGAAAGCACCCGCGCATCGATGGATGGGCAAGTGCCTGAAACTCTGACTTATCAGGATTGGCTTAAAAAGCAGCCGCAAGATGTGGTCGAAGACGTGCTAGGAAAAACCAAGGCAAAGCTCTTTAATGAAGGCGGGCTGACGCTTGACCGCTTCGTGAATTTTAAGGGTGAAGTTTACACACTCGACGAATTACGAAAACATGAAAAAAACGCCTTTGCAAAGTTGCAATAATTTCTCCATCCGCTATAATATGCGGCTATGGGAAATGAAAAAAAATATTCAAGATTAACGGTGATTGAGGGCGGTCAAAGTCCAAGGTCAGAATTACAAGCTGGTGACGAAGAACAGGTTACCTGCAATGTTTGCATGCGGTTTGAAGGTGTAGATACGATTGAATTTATACCTGTGTATCCAATGGTCATGCGCAAGGATAACGAACTAAAGCCAGTAGTTCAGAAATTGCTGTGTTTAAGCTGTTTGGTTAAAGGCAGAAAGACATACATCATCTAATTTAAGCTGATTATCAGCACCGAGATAAAAAGCCGCTTCGGATTTCCGAGCGGCTTTTTTGTTGCGCGTTTCTAGCGGGAAGCTGGGGCGCGTTTTTTCAACGGCGAGAGGCCACAACCAAAGGAGACCCCATGCAAAACCTACCCTTAAACACTGACAATCTTGACGCAATTCCTGAAGAGTCGCGCAAGCTCTATCACAAAACCGATGACGGCAAATACGCCGTTAACCCAACAGAACTGCTTGCTGCATTGACCGCTAAGGACAAGGCTCTTGCCAGTGAGCGCAAAATCCGTAGCGATTTTGAAACCAAATATACCAAGTCAGCAAAAGAGCTGGAAAGCATCGACAAGGACAAATACGGCAAACTGCTCGAAAAAGAGAAAGAGTGGGAAACCGAAAAAGAGCAGCGTGAGCGCGAGACTTTAGAAGCAAAAGGCAGATACGAGGAAGCTCTTGAAAAAGCCAAAGGCAATTTCTCCAAAGAACTCAACGATCTCAAAGCCGACTTTGAAAAGAAACTCAAAAAATCTACTGAGGCTGTCGAGCGTTCTGAAAGCGACAAGAAAAATTATATCCTCGACGACAAAATCCGTCGCGCCGTTATGAAGGCTGGCGTTTTTGCTGATGACGTGGATGACGTGCTGACGCTTACACGTGGTCGTTTTGCCCTCGACGATAATTTCAACGTCGTTGTGAAAGATGACAGCGGCAACGCATCGGATCTGACCGTTGACGCATTCTTTGGTGAAACCTTCAAGAAGCAAAAGCCTAAATTTTACCAAGGCACTAATGCTTCTGGCAGCGGTTCACCCGCTGGTAAAGGCAACCGTTCAACTGCGAATAATTCAGGTGAGCTGACCTCTATCCAGAAAATCCAGTTGGGCTTGCAGAAAAAGTAGCCCGACTTCCAACCAGTTTTTTGAAGGCGTGTTCCCGTGATGGGACGCGCCTTTTTTATTGCCTGATTTCGGCGGCGGGTGAGCCAAAGCCGAGCGTGCAGAAAAATCGTCCTATCCGCGGGGGAGCCAACGAGGGAACGCAATCTCAACTTTAACCTTAATCAATGGAGAACCCTTATGCCTTCTGTAACTCTCGCGGAAAGTGCGAAACTTTCCCTTAATATGTTGGTGGCTGGCGTGATTGAAAACGTCATTACCATCAACCGCTTCTACCAGCTCCTGCCTTTCACTGAAATCGAAGGCAATGCGCTGGCCTATAACCGTGAAAATGCCCTTGGCGACGTGCAATATGGCGGCGTCGGCGGCACAATCACTGCGAAAGCAGCGGCTACCTTCACGGCAGTAACTTCCAGCCTCACCACTATTCTCGGTGATGCGGAAGTCAACGGTCTGATTCAAGCCACCCGTTCCAACGTCAATGACCAGAAAGCTATTCAGGTTGCGTCTAAAGCAAAATCGCTAGGACGCAAATACCAGGATGGCATGATTAACGGCGACGGTACGGCTGATAGTTTTCAAGGCTTACTGAGCCTTGTTGACCCGACTCAGACTATTACGGCCAACGCAGGTGCCGGCAATGGTGACGTGGTTACCTTCGCTTATCTCGATCAGCTGATTGACCTAGTGACGGATAAGGACGGTCAGGTCGATTATATCCTCATGCACGCTCGTACTTTGCGTTCCTATCTCGCGCTTCTGCGCGCGCTGGGCGGCAATAGTGCATCGGATATTATGACCCTGCCGAACGGTGAGCAAGTTCCTGCCTACCGTAACATTCCTATCTTCCGTAACGACTACATCCCTATCAACCAGACGCAAGGCACTAGCACTGCTTGTACCACAATCTTTGCTGGCACTCTGGATGATGGCTCTATGAGTCACGGGATTTCAGGCATCACCGCTGCAAATGAAGCGGCAGGTATGCAGGTCGAGGAAGTGGGTATTTCCGAAACCAAGGACGAAACCATCACCCGCGTCAAATGGTACTGCGGGCTTGCTCTGTTTTCGCTCAAAGGTTTGGCCGCACTCAAAGGCGTCACCAACTAACCCATCACTACCGAGGCGGGAGCTTAAAACTCCCGCCTTTCTTTTAACCAAAACCAATAGGAGAAACTATGTCTAACGAATCAAACGTGAAATTCACAACCTTCGGACCCAATCGGGGGTTATCCCTTAAAATCGGCAACTTTCAATTTGTCGATGGCGCTTGCGAAGTTGCAGCCAATGAAGCAACTGCCGCTGCAAGTATTTTGTGCCGTTATCATGACGTTTGCTATGCGCATGAGCTTGAGCAAAAAGTTGCTGAGTATGACACCGCACGAGAAAATCGCCTTGCTGCAACAGGTGAATTTCCTCCAGCCACCAAACTTGATGAATCTGCAAAACCTGAGCCTGAGCAAGCAAAACAGCCAGAACCTCAAGCGGAACCAAGTGCTGAACCTCAATCGCAAACTGGCGAAGAACAGCTTGCAACTGACGCACCACAAGAAGCGCCCGCGCAGCAAGAGGAAGCACCGCAAGGCGAAAGCAAACCAGACACCGAAGCCAAAAAAGCTCAGGGCAACGGCAAGAAAAACTCTGGCAAGCAGAACCAACAATAACCTTAACCAATAATGGAGGCAGTCATGCTGCAAGGCTTCAAAACCGTCATCTTTAACATTGTTGCCCTAGTCGCAGCATGGCTTGCCACCAATTACGGCATCACCATCGCACCGGAGGAACAGGCGGCAATTGCCGTCACCATCGTGACGATCGGCAACATCATCCTGCGGATTTTTACCAAATCCGCAATTTTCAAAAAACATGACCAATGAGGAATCTATGAAAAACATTATCGCTTTCGTTCTCGTTGCCTTTCTAACCGCCTGTAATGCGGTGCAAGGCGACACACCCCTGCAACGTTACTATGGCTTGCAGACGGACTACCGCACCATCCAAAAAGTGGCTGTCACTTACAAAAATGGATGCGCCAAAACCGCTCAAGAGCATCCGTGCCATAAAGACGTTACCAACATTCAGGCTATTTCACGCCGAGTGCAAGGCACATTCGATGCGGCAGAAACGGCTCGGCTAATCGGCATCAATGCTGATTTTGCAACCAGCGTTGCCATTGCAGGCACGGCGCTTGGCGAACTCTCAACTTATCTTCAACACACATCGGAGGTGAAATAATCCACTATGGCATTATCCCCAAAACAAACCCAACTTTTCCTCGAACTCCTTGATCGAGTGGTTCTGCTTTTACCAGCATTGCCAGAGCTGAAAGCGTCTTTTACTGACACCAACAGCCTGTTCAAAACTCTGCTTAAAGAAGGTCGTGACCCCACCGATGAAGAGCTGAATGCAATCCGCGACGAGAATAACGCGCTCTACGAACAGCTCCAATCTTCTTAACCGTTTTACCTCCCCCCTGACTTTGCGCCCTAGTTGCTCACGCGGCTGGGGCGCAACTTTTTAAGATAACCAACAAAGGATTTCAGCATGGCTCTAGTCGTCGAAGACGGAACCGGCATAAATAACGCAAATGCCTATGTGTCGGTAGCAGAAGCCGACGCTTATTTTACTGCGCGAAACATTACCAGCTGGGTAACGCGCAATACTCCTGACAAGGAAAAAGGCATCCTTTATGCCACCTCATTTCTGGACAGCCAGTTTTACTGGTATGGTCATATCAAGCGTAGCGAGCAAGCCTTAGGCTGGCCGCGAATCCTTGTCTATGACACCGAGGGGCGTTCATTAAACAGCGGCGCAGTGCCGCAGCGCGTTAAAGATGCTGCCTGCGAACTGGCCTTAGAAGCTCTCGATAAGCCGCTGTCGCCTTCATTGGCACGTGGTGGAGCAATCAAGCGTCAGCGCGTTTCATCTCTTGAAATCGAATACTTCGAGAAAGCGAGCTCGGATCGGACATTCCCGATTGTTCGCCAGATTTTGCGCGGACTTTACAAAGATTCACCTACAGCGGAGCTATTCAGAGCATGACTTTTGAAACAGATTTTCTGGGCTTTGCCCGTGACAGCATCGAAACATACGGCGCGGCCGTAACACTTCGCAAGCCTGGCACAGAAACCTATGACACCACCACAGGCAACCTTATCCAGCCAAACACAGAATACAATGTCCGTGGGCTGATTGAGGATTACTCAGAATTTCACGTTAGCCAAGGATTAGTGAAAGCTGGTGACCGCCGTATCATCCTTGCCGCAGGCAGTTTGTCCGTTACCCCAGCACCGGGCGATACCATCCTATTTGCAGGGCAGTCATTTATTATCATCGGCGTGCATAGCGAATATGCCGCCGATACGCCAATCATCCACACATTACAGGTTCGCAATTAACCATGCCCAGCAACATCAATGATTTTGATAAAAACCTGAGTATCTTCGCGCAGGTCAAAGTGCCTGATGACCATAGCAATATGGTTAAGAAAGTAGCGATGCAGGCACTGAGTGGCGTGGTGAACAAAACACCTGTGGATACTGGACGCGCGCGCAGCAATTGGATGACCGCAGTAAACACCGTGCCATCCGATACTATCGAATTAAGCGCCAACCTTTCACGTGAGCAAGCGGCAGCAGAATCCATCAATCGCGGCGTAAGCGTCATTGATGATGCAAAGCCATTTTCCTCTATCAGTATCGCCAACAACCTGCCGTATATCGGCGTGCTGGAATATGGCGGTAGCAACCAAGCACCTGAAGGCATGGTGCGCACAACCCTTGCTGAAATTAAAGCCGCTTTCAAATGAGTTACGACACACAACGCAATGCTATCCAGACCAGATTTAAGACGCAGTGGCAGGCATCATATCCAACGATTCCTATCGTGTATGATAATCTTCGTGCTGAAAAAGCACCAGATGGCTATGTAGCTCTCAGCATCTTAAACGGCGCATCCGCCCTTCGTGGAATGGGTGCGCAGCGTCTATTCCGCTATCCCGGTGTCATCAGCGTGGATGTTTTTATTCCCGCTGAAAAAGGCACAAAACTTCTCGACCAATATGCTGACGCGATTGAAGGCATATTTAGAGCGCAAAGTTTTAACGGCATCCTTTGCCGTTCCGTCGATCGGCGGGATTTAGGCAAGCAGGATAATTTTTGGCGGGTGAACGTTTCTTTTCCGTTCACGCGTGATGAACTGCATTAGCCGAAACTGACCAACCACATGAAAGCCGCATCCTGCGAGGGGCGCGGCTTTTTTGTTGCCTAACCCTTAACCTAACGGAGAAACCCTATGCCTATTGCAGATACCGCCCGTTCCCAGCTTTACTACTCAGAAGAAGTAACCTGGGGCGTAACACCAGCCATTGCCCTCAAAGCTATGCGCTATACTGGTGAAACCTTAAATTACAGCATCGATACCACACAGTCGAAAGAGATTCGTGCTGACCGCCAAATCACGGATCTGATTCGCACAGACGTTGAACCAAGCGGTAACGTGAATTTTGAGCTTTCATACGGTGCGCCGGATGATTTGCTCCAAGGTGCGCTGTTCAATGCTTGGCTCACTGCGGTGAACATGACAGGAGCAACTTTTGCGGCTGTTAGCGGAGCACCCGATAGCTTCACGGATTCTGGAAACGGATTCATCACCGCAGGCATTAAGGCTGGTCAGTGGATTAAATCTTCTGGCTTCACCAATCCTGCCAACAATGGCTTTTTCCAAGTTCTGACTGTTGCTGCCGGCACAATCACCGTCAAAGGTGAAACTGCGCTCGTAAACGAATCCGCAGCAGCTGGTCGTACTTTCAAAGGGCAAACCCTACGTAACGGCACAACTTCAAAGAGCTATTCGCTGGAATTGGCATTTGCCGATGTGACGAAGTTCAAGTCCTTCACTGGGATGCGTGTCAACACACTGGCATTGAACCTTTCTGTCGGAGAAATCCTCACAGGTGTGCTTGGCTTCCTTGGCAAAGGCGCGGTTCTTGGTTCTGCAACCATCGGCACTGGTGGACCAACGGCAGCACCGACCAATGACGTGCTAAATGCGGTCAGCAACGTTGCTTATATCGGCGAAGGACAAGCCTTGTTTGCAGGCAAGCTCAAGGAATTCTCGCTGAACCTCAACAACAACCTGCGCCAACAAAAAGCTGTCGGCACACTCGGAAACGTCGGCATCGGCACTGGCCGTGCTGTCGTAACTGGCAAACTGCAAGCCTATTTTGAAGGGGCGGCAAACGACCTCTACACAAAATATCTGGCAGGCACTGAAACTTCGCTGTCATTCCGCATCACGGATGCTGCGAACAACGCTTACATCATCACCATGCCACGTGTGAAGCTCACCAAAGGCGAGCTGACCGCAGGCGCGGCTGACCAAGATGTAATGGCAGAGCTGGATTTCCAAGCGCTGCGTCATCCTACCTACGACTTCACCATCCAAATTGACCGCGCCTTCTAATCAAGCGCAGCCAATAACTTAACCAACAACGGAGAAAACCATGACCGATATTCGTAAACTCTATGCCACTGATACTACCAAGGAAAATGAAGGCGTCTGGTCGCAAGACCTCGGCGGCGGGCTGCGTCTTAAAATCGCGCGGTTGAAAAACCCTCATTTTAAGAAACTCTACCAGCGTCTTACCAAGCCGTTTGAGCGGCAAATCCGCAATAAAACGCTGGATGATGCTACCGATAGCGCCATCCTTGCGCAGTGCTTGGCAAAGGCTGTTTTACTCGGCTGGGAAAATTTTGTGCTGGACGGCGAAACGTTGGAATACACCGAAGCCAACGCGCTGAAAGTACTGGCAGACCCTACGCTTACAGACTTCCGCGATCTCGTGGTGGATTTAGCAAGCGATGCTGAACTTTTCCGCCAAGAGCATCTTGAGGACGCGGAAAAAAACTCATCGACTGGGTCGAATGGAACGTTGAGTGGGGAGAACACCTCAAATTCCTCCGATTCATAGAAGAAAAAGACGGTGTAACGCCTTCGGCTCTCGCAAAAGAGCCGGAGGTGTTCACTGATCTTATCGACGTGCGGGATGCGTTCGTTGTCCTTTCTCCCAGCAGGCCGTTTGGCTTTGGTGTGGGCTGCATACCGCTGTCAGAAATCGAATCTTTTATACGGCTTTACGAAGTCGATGACATTGACCGTTTCCTGCGTCTTATCCGCGCGATGGACACGGCCTATGTCGAGAAAATCAACCAACGCAACGAGCGTAAAAATAAGGCATAAACCCCGTGGAAAGCAGGCTTGTTGTCACCATTGACGGGCGTGGCGCACAAACTGGCGCGCGCGATGTAAACACTGCGGTAGATTCCGTGCGCCGTAATGCGCGGGATATGACGCAGCAGCTTGATAGCAGCTTCGGTCGCTTAAAGCAGAGCCTGTTTTCCGTTCAGGGAGCGATTGCTGGCATCGGTATTGGTGACTTCGTGCGCCGCTCTATCCAATCCTTCGTTGAATTTGAACGTGGGATGGCAAACGTGGGTAAAACCACGGACATTGCAGGGAAACAACTGCAAGACCTAGGCAAGCAAATCATCGATATGAGCAAGCGCATCCCCGTTGCTCGCAGTGAATTGCTCAATATCGCAGCTTCTGCTGGTCAGCTTGGTGTCGAGGGTAGTGCCAATATCCTCAAATTCACGGAAACCATTGCTCGGCTTGGCTTTGCCAGTAATCTTTCTGGTGATGAAGCGGCAACTATCCTTGCCCGCGTTATAAACGTGGCGGGCGAATCCATTGATACGGTGGATAAGCTGGCATCGAGCATCGTCTATCTCGGACGAACTTCTGCGGCTTCGGAATCTGAAATCGCCAAAATGGTTATCGAGCTGTCTAAAGGCACGGCGCAATTCAAGGTAACCAGTGCAAATCTCGTTGGTTTGGGCACAGCAATGCGTGAATTAGGACAGCAGCCAGAGCTTGCTCGTTCTAGTATTTTACGCACATTCCTTGAGCTGAAAAGCGCAACAGATAGTGGCGGTGAGAGCTTAAAAACCCTTGCCATGCTGACCGGCATGACAGGTGAGCAGTTCAAAAAAACCTTTCAGCAAGATGCTTTTAGCGCATTCATGGCATTTATTGGTGGGCTGAAAAGCGTCATTGAACAAGGCGGCAATGCGGAACAAGTGCTGGCAAGCCTTGGCTTAAACGGTACGGAAATCAATGCGGTTCTGCCGCTTCTGGCAGTAAACTATGACCGCGTGACCGAGCGCGTTCAGCAGGCCAACAAAGCCTATCAGGAAAATGCTGACCTCAACAAAGTATCGCAAAAAGCCTTTGAGACCACGGCGGGGAAAATCCAACTCCTGAAAAATTCTTTTGACGAATTACTCCGCAAAGTTGGCGCAGAAGCTGCGCCTGCTTTTAACAATTTGCTGGATAAGCTGATTGCATTTTCTAGCAGTGATGCGGCTGTCGTTTTCGGCAAAGCTCTCGGTGCGGTATTGCAATTCATTGCTGATAATGCCGACTTGCTGGCGATTGCGCTGGCTGGGCTGGCAATCAATCGCACCATCGGCTTATTCGTTACTCTCGGCAAAGTGGGCATGGACGTTGTCCGTGTCCTGCGGATCGGCACGATAGAAGCTATCGCCAATGCAGCCGCCAACACACAGGCGGCTCGTGCAATGGTGGCATCGCAAGCAGCTGCAAATCTTTACGTCGGCACAGCAGGACGTGCAGCGGCAGCAACTGGCAGTCTTTCCCTTGCTGCTCGTGCTGGCGCCGTAGGCACTTATTTGCTCAATACCGCACTTGGCTTGCTGGGCATCAATGGGCCAGCGGTAGCTTCTGGCTTCACGCGCATTGCCACAACTATCGGCGGTTTGCTAACCCGCTTTGCAAGTTTGCAATCAGTCGGAATGATTGCAGGAGTTGCCATGCGCGGCCTAACGGTAGCCGTTGGCGGTTTAGGCGTGGCGTTTGAAATCCTTATTGGACCAGTCGGCTGGGTGATTCTGGCGGTTACCGCTTTGATTGCCACTTACCAGCTGCTGAAAGACAAAATCGTGGATATAGGGCCACTTCATGCCTCTGTCGCCAATGTCATTCAGGCAACTTGGAACGTGGTCACGCAGCGTGTGGGCGATAGCGTCCGTGCTTTGGGTGAGTGGATTGGCACAGGTTTCAGCCAAGCTACCGATATTGCCAGCCAAGCATTTGCAGCACTCTCCGAACGCGCAAGTGCGGTTTGGGATTCAATTCGCCAAGCGGTGAGCGATACCTTCGCTTCGATTAAAGAGGCGATCGGCACGGCACTTAATGATGCCGCAGCATATTTTGGCAATTTGCTTGAACCAGTGGCATCGGTCTTTTCTGGCATTTACGATTCCGTGAAAAGTGCCATGCAATCCGTTGGCGAATACATTGATTCGGCGGTGCAGTCCATCACTGGCATTTTCCAATCTATGTATGACTCCGTGACTGGAATGTTCAGCGGCCTAAAATCTTACGTTGCTGATGTGTTCAGCGGTGTCATTGAGTATTTCGGCGGGCTGGTTGATGATATTGTCGGCGAAGCAAACCGCCTGCAGAAAGAAACTGACGCTGCTAAAAGCGGAAGCTCTTCTGGTAAAGCCGCAGATGCCGCTGGCAAGGGCGTGAAAGTATCAGACACTGCTTTTGGGCCACAACTTCCAAAATCCACTGGCTTCAAAGTGGATTTGCCTGGGCTGCAAACGCAAACCAATAAATCAGGCCGTGGCGGTTCTTCTACCAAAAGCCTATCCGATGAACTGCGCGGCCTGTCGCAAAATTCCGCGCAGAATGCACAGGAATCTGGCTTGGATGATCTGGGCAAACGTCTTGCCGATGTGGACAAAGCCGTTAAGGAATCTGTCGGAAGCTACGACAAACTTTCGGCAGCGCAGCGCAAAAACGTGGATGATACCAAAGCGCAGATTACCCACAACTTTGAGCTGGAACAGTCAAATAAACAGCGCATGGATGACCAGAACAAGCTGGCGCAGCTTATTGAGCAAACCCGCACCCCGCAGGAAAATTATAATCTCGCCATTGCAGAGCTTAACCGCCTCCAACCAACAACGGCTGAAGGCTATGAAGCTATTAGGCGCAAGGCGGCAGATTTGCGTGCGGAGCTTGAATATCAAGACCCTGTGCTGCGCGAGAACCAACGGCTGATCGAACAATTCAACGGCAATTTTGAGAGCACTTTCAAGGGCGGCTTAAAATCCATTCTCACCAAAGGCAAAGATGGCTGGAAAGATATGCTTTCTGGCTTCAAAAATCTCTGGCTTGATACCGTAACCGAGATTGCCTCACGCCCGATTATGGATGCGCTGCTTGGTCAGAAATCGACTATTTACGGTGGGCGCAGCGGCGGATTACTTAGCGGCATCACCGAGCAACTATTCAGTGGTGGCGGTGGATTACTTGGCGGCAACAAGCAGCAACAGCAACAATCGCAATTGCCTTGGCTGAATACGCCTGCCAACGATAATTTCGGTCAAGACCAAGGCGGTGCATTCGCAGATGCCTTCGGTCAGCAAAGTGCTGGCAGCAGTGGTTTCCTCGGAATGCTCGGCAATCTGTTTTCACCTTCTGGTACTGCCGGCGGTGGATTCATGAGCAGGCTGGGCGGGCTATTCTCTTCACTGACTTCTGGTCTGTCTGGAATTTTCAGCAATATCGGCAGTATCTTTTCTGGCATTTTGGGCGGCGGCTCAGGTGGCGGATTTGGCGGCATCCTTAATATGGTGAGCGGCTTATTCGGCGGTGGGCAGCAAAAACAGCAACAAGCCCTGCCGTGGCTTGACCCCGATAAAAGCAAATTCGGCCAGAATCAAGGCGCAGCACTTGCTGACACATTCAGTGAACAAAGCGCAGGTAGTAGCGGCTTCATCGGAATGCTGGGAAATCTGTTTTCTGCATCTGGTGCAGGTGGCGGCTTTTTAAGCAGCCTTGGCGGTTTGTTTTCTTCGCTAACCTCTGGGCTTTCTGGTGCGTTTAGCGGCATTGGCGGCTTAGTTTCTGGGCTGTTCGGCGGTGGCGGTTTTGGTGGCGGTGGCGGCATTATGTCGCTTATCAGCACTGGGCTTAGTCTGTTCGGCGGCTTCTTTGCTGATGGCGGATCTGTCAGCGCGCGCACACCGATCATCGTTGGCGAGCGTGGGCCGGAGTTATTCATCCCGCCAGTGAACGGTGAAATCATCTCCAATGATGTGTTCAGCAAAGCCTCAAAAGCAGCCAACGACAATCTGCCGCGGGATATGTCGAAAGACATTGTAACGCTCATGCTTGCTGGCAGGTTTGGCGGCTTCCGTGCTGACGGCGGCTCTGTCGTTGCCGGCATGAGCTATGCAGGCGGCGAGCGTGGGCGTGAGTTGTTTATTCCGAAAAACAGCGGCGGTTCATCAAGCAATGATAATAACGCCCAACAAGGCGACAACATTACCGTGCAGATGAACATCACCACACAAGACGCTGGCTCATTCCGCCGTAGCCAAGGTCAGATTGCGGCTGATGCCGCGCGCGCAATCAATCGTGCCAAGAGAAACCTGTAAATATGGAACTGCTTAATCATGCCTGTAAGACACCCCTTTGTTAGTTTTAAGCCTGATGGCACAGATCCAAGCAAGGTAAAGCCATCTCACTGGAATGCTGACCATGATGTTTATATCAATCTGGCAGTTGGCGATGAAATATATGGCATTCTCCCGATGCAATATGGCGGATTAGGGGCTAACAACCCCTATGATGCCAGAGCAAATCTGGAGCTTGGCTCACTCGCAACGCTGAATCAGATTGATTTAAGCAGTGATGCAACAGGAACGTTGCCACTCAATTTAGGCGGCACTGGTGGATATGACCAAGCCAGTGCAATCAATAGCTTGCTTCCATATCAAGGCTATTACGGCGGGTATTTTCTCTATACCGATGGCAGCAACGTTTCTTGGCAACCTGCGGGCGGCGGCGGGTCAGGTGTGAATATCTATGTAAACGGTAGCTATCAAGGCTATTACAGCGACATTTATTTCAATGACTACAGCTATGCCAGCTATGGCAATAACCTCTATGGAGCTGATGGCGGGGGCGGCGGATATTTCCCACCTGGTGGAAGCACTGGTGACCTGCAATTTAACTATTACGGAAATTTCAACGGCGATTCATATCTCAACTATGATTTCGGCAACCACACACTGAACCTCAATAGTGATGGCGGCTATGGCTATTACCCACGCCAGATAATTCGCTCATTCTATTATCAATATGCCGACCTGCAACAATGGCAGGATTACTGGGGTAACCCAATGGCTGCGATTTCCCGTAATGGCGGCTTCAAACCAGCGCAGATGTATGACTGGGACGCTGACAATAACAGCATCTACTACAGCTACAATTACGGAAAATTGGTTTTCAAAGACCCAAGCGGAACCACTTACGAACTTTATTAACCAACAAACAACGGAGAAAAAACTATGCCTAAACAAATGTCATTCGATGCTTTCGGAATCAACTTTCCTGAAAGCTACTGGGAGCTTGCTCAGATCAACTTGTCGCTCATTGAGAAACTTGGCAGCATCACTTTTTTTGGATTTGCGAACGCCAAAGCAAGAGAAAATGGTGACCGCAGCATTGGCGCTAAAACCTACCGCGTAACGCCACAGCTCTATAAAGATTTTTTCGTAAATCTGGAAAATGAATCGCAGCTGGTTTCTGGCGCATATCTCCTTGCTGAAACGGTTAAAGACACGCCTATCGGCAAGGAAGGAACGCTCTATAGCTTCTTCAACAATTCAATCGACGTGTAAAATATGGACGGCTTTGACGAGCTCTCATTTCAAGGCGATGCTTTCGACATTGTCCTGCCACTGCCTAAGGCGGTCAATATCATCATCCCAGCACCCAAGCAGAACGTTGTTAAACCTCAAAGAAACAATGTCGTGATTGCTCGTCCACTGGATAATTAACCATGAGTATAGAACGAAAATACAAAGACCCCGACGAGGTCATCAGCTTTGGCGTGGATTGGTCAGAATATCTTGGCGCAGAAACTGTCACCAGCAGCGACTGGACAGTGGCAAGCGGAGTCACAAAAGTTGGGCAAACCCTCGTCGGCAAGCAAGCTAATGTGACAATTTCTGGCGGCACACTTGGAACGGTAAACCGCATCACAAACCGCATCACCACCTCGGCCGGTGAAACCGTCGATCAGAGCATCGATATTGAAATCATCGTTAAATAGGAATCCCCATGAGTTTTATTGAAGTTCAATTTCCCAGTGATATTTCTTACGGTTCACGCGGTGGGCCAGAATATTCCACCGATGTTACCGAGCTAGTCAGCGGCAAAGAGCAGCGCAATAGCAACTGGAGCCAAGCCCGCGCTCGTTACAGTGTTGCTCATGGCGTGAAAACACCTGCGCAGCTTGATGACCTCATAGCATTTTTCCGCGCGCGGCGGGGCAAGGCGCACGGCTTCCGCTTCAAAGATTGGACGGATTATCAAGGTGCAGCGCAGAATCTCGGCACAGGCAACGGCGTTCTTACGCAATTCCAACTGGTAAAAAAATACACCAGCGGTGCAGTGACGGAAGTTCGCACCATCACCAAGCCAGTGAATAACGGCACGTTCAAAGTGTATCTCAACGGCGTTCTCCAAAGCAGCGGGTTCACGCTGGATTACACCACTGGCATCATCACTTTTACCGCTCCAGTAGGCAATACCGTCATTGTCACGGCGGATTTTGAATTTGATGTTCCAGTGCGTTTTGACACTGATTATCTCGACCCCAGCATTGATGATTTTGGCACTCGCAGCTGGGAAAGCATAACTCTTATCGAATTGAAATAATGCGCAGCGTCAGCCCCAGTTTTAACCTGCATTTGCAGGGCGATGTCACCACGCTTGCGACGTGCTGGAAAATCATTCGCACCGATGGTGTGATAAAAACCTACACCGATTGCGACAAGGATATTGTTTTTGGTGGCAACACCTATCTCAGCATTGTCGGATTTACGCCTTCCAGCATTGAATCAAAAGACGACTTTTCCGTCGATAACCTTGATGTGCAAGGGGTGCTACAAACTGGCTATATCACTGCACCTGACCTTATGGCAGGAGTTTATGACTATGCCGAAGTTGAAATTTTCCTTGTTAATTATCAGGATATTTCACAAGGGCGGATGTGGTTGAAGCGCGGGAAACTTGGCGAAGTTCGCCTGCAGAAAGACACCTTTGTTGCCGAGCTAAGGGGAATATCAGAAGCCTTGCAGCAGCATCAGGGGCAGCTTTGTAGCCCGTCATGCCGTGCAATTTTGGGTGATTCCCGCTGCAACGTTAATCTTACCAGCTTCTCATTCAATGCAACTATCAACGTGGTGACCAGTGGCAGCATTTTTACTGCAAACGCTCTAACTCAAGCGGCTGGATATTTCACGGGCGGAGAAATTCAGTGGCTCACTGGCGCCAATGCTGGATTGAAACGAGAAATCAAAGAATTCTCAAACAAGCAAATAGTACTCGCACTTCCAATGCCTTATGCGCTGCAAGTGGGCGATACCTTCAAAGCGGTGGCAGGCTGCGACAAGATTTTCTCCACCTGCAAAACCAAATTTAACAACGTGAATAATTTTCGTGGCGAGCCCCATGTTCCGGGAACCGACGCGATAATGAAAACCTCAGGAACGATGTAACCATGCAGATCACCACACAAGATATAATCCGCACCGCGCGTAGCTGGCTTCGTACACCCTTTCACCATCAAGGTCGTGTCAAAGGCGCGGGCGTGGATTGCATCGGACTGATTGTCGGCGTGATTGATGAGCTGAATCTTTCCGACGGAAACGGCGGGCGTTTAAGCGCACATGATGACACCAATTATTCACCATTACCCGATGGCGTCAGGCTGAAAGCCATGTTGGATGAACATCTGCAAAGCATCCTGCTCAGTGAAATCGCGCCCGGAGACATTGCGCTATTCCGATTTCAGCAACAACCTCAACACGTTGGTTTTATCACTGACCGCGCCGACGGTACGCTAGGCATTTTGCACTGCTATTCCAATTCTGAATTTGTCATTGAGCACCGCCTGAATGAAGGCTGGATGTCCATGCTGGTGCAGGCATACCGCTTCAAACCTGAACAACTAATCACCTACGAAGCACAATGAGCGGCGTATTACCTGTTATTGGCGCTGTCGGTGGATTCATCGTTGGCGGGCCGCAAGGCGCGGCTATTGGATTTAGCCTCGGTTCTGCTATTGGCGGGATGTTCGGCGGCGGGCAAACTGTGCGCCTGCCAACCGTTGAAGGGCCGCGTTTATCTGATCTGCGCGTTCAAACCTCCAACTACGGAAAAGTCATTCCAGAGGTTTACGGGCAAGCTCGGCTGGCTGGCAATGTCATCTGGGCGCGGCCGATAAAAGAAGTGCGCGTTGAAACCACAACCACGACCTCGCAGCGCGGCGGCAAAGGTGGCGGCGGCGGTGGCGGCAAAACATCGCAATCACAAGTTTCCTATGAATACTTTGCCACCCTTGCGATTTCAATTAGCGAAGGGCCGATTGACGAAGTTGTGCGCGTTTATGCCGATGCCAAGATTTTAGATGACAGCCTGTTGCAGGCAAGCCAAGGCAAATACAACGTATATCTTGGCACTGAATCACAACTGCCTGACCCTATCATGGAAGGGTTTGAAGGTGCCGGCAATGTGCCTGCTTATCGTGGCACGGCTTATATTGTTATACAAGATTTTCCGCTGGCAGCCTTTGGCAATCGCATTCCCAATTTCACTTTTGAAGTGAAGCGCAATGTGCGGTTTTATCCAGCCGTTGAAGACAAAATCAAAGACGTGGTCATGATTCCTGGGGCGGGTGAGTTCGTCTATTCACCGTCCATCGTCTATAAGCAAAACACTGAAATTGCTGGTGCGCAAGTGGTGGCGAGTGGGCCGCAAGTTCCGCTCAATATGCACAATTTTGAAGCAACTGCTAACGTCAACGTGGCGGTTGACCAGCTGCTTAAGACCTTTCCAAATCTGGAATGGGTTGCCCTTGTTGTCAGCTGGTTTGCGACATCTACGGATGCGGGCACTTGCACCATCATTCCAAAAGTTGAAAACCCAGCCAGCACCACCACTTTCACACCCGTTGACTGGGCGGTTGCTGGTCTAACCCGCGCCACGGCACAACAGGTGCTGCAATTTGGCGACGGCTCGCCAACATACGGCGGGACACCTTCGGACAAATCCGTATTGGATTTATGCGTGAAGCTGAAAGCTCTCGGCATCAAAGTCCTGTTTTATCCGATGGTCTTTGTTGACCAGATTACCCCAACTCCAAAACCTTGGCGTGGGCGAATCGCTCCAGCCAATGCGACCGATTGCAACAACTGGTTCACCAAAACCAATGGCTATAATGCTTTCATCAACTGGTACGCCAACCTCAATATCGGCGGTGTTTACCTCAAGAATAACATCGACGCTTTTTTGATTGGCTCCGAGCTGATCGGCATGACGAGCTTCACCCCTTCGGCAGGAAGCTATCCAGCGGTATCGCAGCTTGTAAGTCTTGCTGCATCTGTGAAAACTGCTGTCGGTGCTGGCGTAAAAGTCAGCTATGCGGCGGATTGGAGCGAATACCATTCACAAGGTGGCTGGTTTAATCTCGACCCGCTTTGGGCATCATCCAATATCGATTTTGTCGGCATTGATTGTTATTTCCCGCTCACACCCGATTTGCCGCAAACCCAAATCACCGAAGATGTGGTGAAGCAATACTGGGAAAAAGGCGAAGGCTGGGATTATTATTTCACCGATTCCGTCAACCGAACTGGACAAACCAATTACGCAAACCAAGTCTATGCTTGGAAAAACGTTGAATACTGGTGGAAGCACACACACACCAACCCCAATGCGGTAACAACCGCTTGGACTGTGAAAATGAAGCCTATCTGGTTTACCGAGATGGGCTTTCCAAGTGTGGACGGCTGCACCAATCAGCCTAATGTGTTTTATGACCCGACATCGATCGAATCCTATTTTCCTCGCGCCTCCAAAGGCAGAGTGGATTTTATGGCGCAACGTACTGCGCTTAACGCTTCGCTGGATTTTCTTGAAACTCGCAGGCTGCTATCTGGCAACACGGATCTGGTGCAACGTCGGTTTATCTGGACGTGGGACGCAAGACCTTTCCCATTCTGGCCTGACTTGTCAAATTTCTGGGCTGATTGGCAGCTTTGGAAAACAGGCCACTGGGTCAACGGCAAGCTAGGTACGTCCACTTTAGGCGCGGTTATCGCCGTATTGCTAAAAAAGGCTGGGCTCGAAGATACGGATTTTGACGTCACACGCCTCACGCAACAGCTTGATGGCTATGTGATTTTGCAGGTGCTGAGTTGCCGCGAACGCATCGAGCAGCTGCAATCCATGTTCAATTTCGATGCGGTAGAAACGGACGGCATCATTAAGTTTGTGCCGCGCGGTGGTCAGTCCATTGCCAATATCACGCAAGACGAGCTGGTGACCAATAGCAGCGGTGGCAGCATCCGTGAGGAAGTTGAAATCACCCGCAAGCAGGAGCTGGATTTACCGCAACAGGTGAACATCACCTATATCAGCCGCACTGCAAACTATGACCCTGGTACGCAGATGTCGCAGCGGCAAACGGTTAACGCCGTTGATTCTGTTGGCATCAACGTGCCGGTGGTATCCACAGACCAATATGCAAAAACGGTAGCAGACATCACGCTTTATAATGCGTGGGTGTCTAGGGTGGGCTTCAAATTCACATTACCTGCCAAGTATTGCCTGATTGAACCAACTGACATTCTCACCCTAGCGATCGACGGCGTGAACTATGTGATGCGGGTTAGCACCACAAAAATTGAGCGCACAGGCTTAATGGAAGTGACTGCGGTTGCAGAAGACGTATCCACCTATGACTTCTACACTCCGCCTGGTGAAACTCCGCCAATCGCGCAGCCTGGAACAATCATTCCCAATACGCGCCTTGAGCTGCTGGACTTGCCAGCCTTGCCGAACGATACGGAAGGCGTTGGTATTTTACGTGCAGCCACTGTTTCTCAAGGTGAAAACTGGGAAGGCTCGGTTATCTACCGCTCCGATGATGGCGGGCAAGCCGGCGGCAATACTTTTGCCGTTATGTCCTCTACCGATACAGAGCATACGGTAGGCGGTGCGTTAACGCTTCTTGCTCCATATTCCTCAAATAGCTGGGATTATGCCAATACCGTTGATGTATTGCTCCAGTTTGGCACACTTTCAAGCATAAGTGAGCTGGGTGTTCTCAATGGCGGCAACGTTGCTATTCTCGGAAACGAAGTCATCCAGTTTCAAAACGCACAGCTTCTGGCGGATAAAAAATACCGCCTGTCAAAATTGCTTCGCGGCAGGCTTGGCACTGAACATGAGGTAGACACTCATGCCCTTGCAGAGCGATTTGTGCTGCTTTCGTCCAATCTGGTGCGTGTGGCAGTGCAAAACAGCATCATAGGGCTGGCAAGGCATTACAAGCCTGTTTCTGTTGGCGGAAGCCTAGCAACCACTGTCGAGCAGGTATTCACCTATACGGGCAAAACCCTTCGCCCATATTCACCCGTGAATATCAAAGGCACACGCAATCTTCCAGCTGCGAATGACTGGACGATAACGTGGCTGCGTCGGACACGCCTTGGCGGAGAATGGCGCGATGGCGTGGATGTGCCACTTTCAGAACAAAGCGAGCTTTACCATGTGCAAATTATGAACGGCTTGACCGTCGTGCGCACGGTGGAAGGCATCACCACACCTTCGCTGGTCTATACCGCCGCGCAGCAGGTGGCAGATTTTGGCGCGGTGCAAAGCAGCTTCGTGGTCAAGGTTTACCAAATATCGGCCATCATCGGGCGCGGCGTTTCTGGTCAGGCAACAATTTCTTAATCAGGTTATCCAATGGCAACCACCAACAATCTCGGCATTACGCTTGTCGAACAAAGCCAATCGCAAAAAGAGGTTACGGTTAATGATGCCGTAAAACTGATTGATGCGATTCTTAACACAGGCGTTATTGATAAAGACCTGACTGCTCCGCCGGGTTCACCTGCCACAGGGGACGTTTATATCCCTGCTACAGGCGCGACAGGTGCATGGGCTGGCAAGGACAATCAAATCGCATGGTATGATGCTTCTTGGCGGTTCCTTGTGCCAAAGGAAGGGCTGACCCTATGGGTTAAGGACGAAGACAAGCTCTATTCATATTCAGGCACTGCCTGGGTGAGCACGATTGAAGCATTGTCTACACCACAGTTTGCACGGATCGGGCTTGGCACTGCGCCGCACGCCACTCACATCATCAATCTGTTTGGACCATCCGCATTAATCAATGGCAGTGCTGGCTTCTTCCTGCAGATGAACAAGGCGAATGCCGCGCAAAACCTTGAGTTCATATTCCAGCAAGGATTTGTGACATACGCAGAGCTGGGTTTGCTGGGCGATAATGAGCTGACGCTTAAAACATCGGACGGCACGAACTTTTATATCGCTTGGAAAATCCGCAACAGCGGCGTGACCAACTTTATGAAAGAACCGCTGATTTCCGATATTTCCCCCATCAACCACAAAAATTATATCACTAACGGCAACTGCGTGGTTGCCGAGCGCAATGATTTTACGCTGGTCAATAACACTTGGGCATACGGCAAGACTGACCGTTTCCAAGGGCAAGCCAGCGGCACGGCTGTAAGTGCAGGCAAACTCACGCAGAGCGCATTTTCTGGCAAGGAATATGTGAAGTTTGAAACTGTCACTATGACTGGCGCAGGTGTCTTAAAACTGCGCCACCGCATTGAAGCGAAAGATGCTGAAATATTCGTCAACCAAATCGCCTCATTTTCCTGCTCGCTGTTTCATGCAATCGGCTCGGCTATGAACTGCACGGTTATCGTGCGCAAAGCCAATGCCGTTGATAACTTTACGGCAACCACTGTCATTGCAACTTCCAGTGCTATCAGCGTTCCAAACAATAGCGAATCGCCTGTCAGATTTGAGAATATCTCGATGGGCGACCCAAGCAACGGCATTGAAATCGAACTGCAAATGGCTTGCGGTGCAATCACCACCAAGGATTTCCTTATCCGCCAGCTCCAGTTTGAGCTGGGCGCGTTCGCTACGCAATTTGAGCAAGAGCCTGTGCCAATCACTCGCAGTAAATGCAAACGCTTCTGGCAAAAGCTGGGCAAAGGGCTGCAAGGCGGGTTTAACTCTGCCACTGAAATTGACTTAGCAGTTATTTTCCCCGTGGAAATGCGTGTGGCTCCCACAGGTGCGCTGCAAACCACCACTCCTGCCATTCAGCAAATTGCCGTTGGCGCAAAAAATGGTGCTGCATCTGCCATCGTTGGCGCGGGCACATCCTATTCAGCCAATGGTGCGTATGTGCGTGTGAATGGCTTTACTGGCGGCACTGCCAAAGACCATGTGATTGTTACCACCGATAACATTCTCGGCTTTGACGCTGACTTTGCATAACTCAAACCAAAGGAAACTATATGGATGACCAATTCCTACAAGTAGGAGCTGGCGGGCTATTTGCCTTGCTGGTTTTGCGTGAAGTGTTCGGCTTTTTGAAAGAAAAAGTGCGGGCGCAGAGCAATCTCGTAATCGACAACATGGCAAAGCAAATCCAAGAGCTGCACGAGTGGCACGCAGTCACCGACGAGGACGGCGTGAAAATCTGGTATCTGCGCCGCTCGCTGGAAAACGCCATAGAAAAGCTCACCAGCAATCTCGACATCCAAACGCAGCTGCTGCGCGAGATGGTGCTGATTCTCAAAGACAGCAGGAACGAGATGGACGCAGTCATCCGCGAAACACGCGAAATTCATAGGGAAATTCGCAATGAACATCACAGAAAAGCAGGTTAATCACATGAAAACAAACGCACAAGCAATCACCCTTATCAAAGAATTTGAAGGGCTAAAACTCAAGCCATACGCTGATCTTGGCGGCAAGCTAACAATCGGCTGGGGTCATCTCATTAAGCCTGGTGAGAAATTCACCACCATCACATCGGCGCAGGCAGAAACCATCTTCCTCAAAGACCTTGCCGAAGCAGAGGCTATAGTCACAAAGTCCGTGCGGATTGCTCTGAACAGCAATCAGTTTTCAGCACTCGCTGCACTGGCTTTCAACATTCCCAAAGCATTTGCCAACACCACGCTGGTTGATGTTCTCAATGCGCTTCGTTTCGATGATGCGCCAGAACAAATCCTGCGCTGGCATCGCATGGGCAAAAAGCCGGTAAAGGGATTAATCCGCCGTCGCGCGGCCGAGGCGATGCTTTTCGTATCATAAGGACTCACAATGGAATTACTCAAAGACGCAGCGGCAAATGCCAACGGAGAATCGCATCAATATGCTGGCGGCATGGCTACGGTATATTGCTGGGGTAATTTTGCAGGCGCGACTATCAAGCTGCTGGTAAGCCCAAACGGTTCGGTATGGTTCGACCTGGAAGGTTACACGCTGGTGCAGACATCTAAGCCAAAAAATTTGCACCTATCAAATTGCTGGATGAAAGGACAGGTTATTGGCGGCACTGCTGAAACAAGCGTCAATCTGGTTGTGCGAGGTTTTCATACCTAAAGGAGGTTCAAATGCGAAAAGGCAAACACATCAGGGTTTTTCAAAACCCCAATCATCAAGTGCGGAATGATACTATCATCCCTCCGCAAAAAGCCCCGTTCCGAAAGGTTCGGGGCTTTTTTTATTGCCTAAAATTAGGCACTGCGAATTTCCAAGGCAGTATATTGCAAAGAGAAGCCGCCGATTCTGAATATGAGTTTGTTGTCCAATCTATCAATTTCCATCATTTCTGATTTTGGAAGTTTCAGCATCATTGCGTGTAACAGCCGTGCATCCACAACAACATGATAGGGAAACGAGCCTTCGCCTTTGAGCTTTGTTTCATGCGCTGGGGCAGTGACAAATAATGTTCCAGCTTTTGTTCCACGTATTTCCGTCGTTTTTGGAATGTTCCCACGCTTCATTTTTGGCGGTTGCAGTGCCTTAATAAAGTCTTTCTGATTTATGCTTACGCTCATATTGCTACCATT